TTCAGCAACTTGTGAGGATGCGTCAGACAGACGGACAAGCCCGAGCGCTGTACCGTCTTATTACTCTGCCTATCCGTGCTGCTTTGCAGAACGCCACATTCGTTCCTGCGCAGATTCAAGCTGGTGGAGAAGAGGAAGCTCAGTTTATCGAGCAACTATTTACTCTTCCACCAAGTGCAGGCGGAATGGCTGTCCCATTTACTCGCGTTATTGCTCAGATGCTTCAGGCAGTCTTTGACGGTTACGCGCCTTTTGAATTAGTTTACTGGCAACCCACCACAGGACCGCTAAAGGGTAAGTGGGCTCTAAAGAAGATGAATTATCTTCCTGCTGATACAGTCAAATTTCTAGTTACTGAGGATGGAAGTTTTGATGGGTTTAGACAGGTTACGCAAAAGCCAGGCGGTAAGATCCTTGATGTTAAGATCCCTAGAGATGCTTGTGTATATTATGCCGCTCAAGAAGAGGAAAACCGTTACTACGGTCTCAGCTACTTCCAGTCAGCATACTACCACTATGACAAAAAGCTAAAGCTTTATTACCTTATGCACTTGGCTGCCCAAAGGTCTGCTGTTGGTACGCGAGTAGGTACTGTTCCTGAGGATCACACTACAGATGAGCTTAATGCTTTCCGTATGGGTCTATCTGATCTAGGTGTAGCTCAGTGGATGACAAAGCCTGAAGGTTATGATGTAGAGCTACTAAAGGAAGGTGGAAGTTTCGACTTCCTTTCTTACATCAACCACCACAACAGTCAGATGTCTAAATCAATTCTTGCTGCCTTCTTTGATGAAAATCAAGGAACAGGTGGAGATGCTTCTTTAGTAGACTTTGGTAAGCAGACAGACTCACTATTCGTATTGATGCTACAGACTATTATGACAGAAATTGCTTCTATCATTAATCACTACATTATTCCTCGTTTCATCGATTGGAATTTCAAGTCATCTAAGTACCCAGAATTTCATTGGGGTCCATTCACAGATGACCAGAAGGATGCTATCCAGGAAGTCTTCACAGCTATTGCAGGTATTCAGGGTGGTAACTTTACTCCTGAGTTTGCTCGTGAGCTGGAGAAGAAGGTATCTACTGAATTCGGTCTAGAGATTGATTACGAAACAATCGAAAGAGAAGAGAAGGCCAGAGAAGAAGCCGCAGCGGTAGATACTACAGGCGATGTTTCTCCAGAAGGTGAAGCTTCACCTGGTAATACTATTCCACTAGATTTGCTACCTGATGGATTTACTATGGCAGATATGCAGTCTATGGATCTAGTCCTTGCTGCTGATTTTGACAGCAAGGAATGGTTAGTAGAATTAGCTGGTGGCCGTAAGGTACTTACTCAGGAAGGTGTGCGTAGGTATGGTCTTCCTATTGGTACACCTTTAGGCCAAGGTGTTAAGAAGGGTGCCACAGGTCAGAAACGTAGTAAGGCACCTGATCCAGCCAATGGTTCATATGAGAAATCATCTGATCCTCGCGTTAATGGTGAGAACACAGATGGTGGACCTGGTAATGATGGCTCAACAAGTAAGTCTGCTGTATTAAAGATTCTCAGCAACCCTAAACTAAAGAACGTTAAGCTATTAGTTTATGCTGATGGTACAGTACAACTTCAGTTCCCTGACGGCTCTAAGTCTCTACGCAAGAAATTTGATTGGAAGCAATTCGAGGCTAAGGGTTGGGGTACCACTAAAGCACCGAAAGGTAAGGAAGTAGAATGAATCAGTTTACACTAGACATGCGCGACGCTCTGGTGAAACTTGGTACGCAGGGAATTACTCTTGAGGCCAAGGAGCCTGAGTTTGTTGAATTTGCTGGTAAGCAATTAAAGCCAGGCCGCTATGGAAGAGCCAAAGGTTATGCTAAGGCTTTTCTTATTGTAGCTACAGATGGCGATGTTTATTATCAGAATAAGCACGGTGAGCTAGGTAAGAGACTTACTCCTAAAGCATTCTTGACCCACTGGGAATCAGGTATGTCAACTTTTTTGGGAGAAATTTAAATTATGCCGATGTAGAATATATTGGCAAAATGGAGGTTTATGGTGAACGATTTAGTAATCATTCCAAGTAAGGATGGCGAAGCTTATAACGAGATGGAAAGTGCTCGTGTTGAGCTATCTCGTAAGAGTTCAGGCTCCTTATTCAGGAAGCACATCCTTAGCATGGGAGATCTTATTCATCCAGCTACAGGTAAGAAGATTAAGATTGATGACGCTTTTGTCAGCAAGATGAAGGCTAATTTTGATAACAAAGTTTGCCCTATTGTCCAAGTTCCTCTTGCCAATGATTCTAATCAGCATGTTGAAGATCCTGATCGCAATGTTGGAGAAGTAATTGACATTGAGGTCAAGGATAATAAGGTGTACGCGGTAATTGATGCTCGTGATCCTAAAGCAGTAGCAAAGTTCCAGAACAAGACTTACATTGGTGCATCTGCAATGTTGTCCCTTGACTACACAGATACCAACACCGGATTGAAGTCTGGTCCTACTCTTTGCCATGTGGCCGTAACTAATCGACCATACATTACTAATTTAGAAGATTATGAAGAAATAGTTAAAGCATCAGCCGATAATTCAGAAGAAGCGGTTCTTCTAACTGAACCGGCTACAGAAGAAATTGTAGATGACAATTCAGGTTCAGTAGAAGAACCAGAGGCAGAGGGGCACAAAACAATGACTAAGGAAGAGCTTATTGCAGCTCTGAAGGAAGAGCACGGCATTGATGTTGCTGCCCTTCAGGCTGAAGCAGCTAAGCCAGCTACTACAGACACAACTGAGCTTTCTAACAAGCTAGTTGAGGCTCTAAAGAGTGCTGACGTGCTAAAGCTTTCTAACGATGCTGATGCAAACGTTGAGCAGGTTGTTGGCGCAGTTGTAGAACTAGCTAGCGACAATGTAAAGCTTTCTAACCGTATTGATACTCTTGAGCTATCAAACAAGGAAATCATTGCTAAGACCGAAGTTGCTGCAAAGGTCCGTGAAGGATTCATTGCACCAGCTAAGGAAGACACAATGGTAAAGCTTTACCTAAGTAACAAGGATCTATATGACGAGCTATTGCCAGAAACTCCTATTGTTGAGCTAAGCGTTGAGCGCGGCACAACTACAGGTTCAGATGATTCAAAGGTAGAGCTAGATGTAGACGCAGAAGTAGCCCGTCTAAGCGCCCTAGGCGTCTGAGACTTATATTAGGAAAGAAAGAGGTTGATTAGACATGGCAACGGATTCTTTTGAGAAGATTCCTTCACCTGGCTACAGTGCTCCTACCCATTCTTATGCTCCAACAGAGATTCTATACTCTACTGCTGGATTCACTCAGAAGGGTGTAACACTAGCCGCGAATCAGGGAATTCTCCCAGCCGGAACAGTTCTTGCGCAGAACACCGTAACTAAGCGTTATGTAGTTTACACCAACGGTGGAGCTAATGGCGCTGGCACACCTGTAGGTATCCTACGTAGAGCCGCTGATACTCGTACAGGCGAGCAGCAGGCAAACATCGTAATTCAGGGTATCCTAAAGCTTGCTCTAGTTTCTGGTGCAGATTCTAACGCAATTACAGTTCTAAATGCAGCTACAAGCGCAGCAATGGGAACATTCAAGTTCTGAGTTATTAGTTTTATGGAATGGAGCCACCTTCGGGTGGCTCTTTTCTTTTATCTACCGGCTAACACTCTTAAAGCAAATCTTGGATTAATGGGTAGACCTGCCTCTACCCTCTCAATATAGAATTCTTCTGCTAGCTTACTATGTTTTCCACCCGCACCCCTATTGCAAGCTACGCAGGATCTTGTTAAATTATACCAATGATCCGTACCACCATTGATTATTGCTAGCCAATGTTCATCTTCCTCACCAGGGGCTACCCCACAGAAAAAACATTCATCGTGAGCGATTGCTTTTCTATATGCGACAGATAATTCAATATCTTCAGGAGTAAGTGTTACTGTAGCCTTATGCCTTCTTCTATTACCAGCCGCCTTCATTGAAGGCATCATTACTCTTTTATAATAACTAACGCACGCTGTACAACGACATTTTTTGTGCATGTACCCCATCTGAGTGCCGTGTTGCGAAAGCCTAATTGGTAGAAGTTTCTCTCTGGTTATCCAATTACTAATATTTATCAGGCGAGCATCCAAGTTATCCTTGTTGTATTGTCTATCTTGTTGTCGTTTACAATCAAAACATTTTCGGCGTCGTCCCTGTGTGTGACCACCTCTAAGTGGAAAGTCATCTATAGGTTTAATTTTATTACATGCATTGCAGCACCTTAGGTTGAGTTCTGGAAAATCAAAATCACTAGCTTGTACACAGTCTCTGCACCGCCGCGCATCAATAAATAATCTAGCTATTTTGTATAGTTTGCAGCTTCCACATCTTTTGGTTCGTATTTTATCACAGTTACCGCACCTTAACCCAACATAGGTATTTATGGGCTTTTTCTCTTTGCAGTACTTGCATGTTCTATATTTAGGCTTGGTTTCATTAAATTCTTTTTTCTTAGGTCCAGTATATGTAATACCTTGAACTTCTATATCTTCATATAGCTGTTCGTTAGCACATAATTCGCACATACTTGAATCAATAAACATTTGGATAGGAAGCCATACTTGACATCTTGTACAAAGATTAAAATGGTCCATAGAATTTAAGCCTTTCAGAAATATCGTAGACTAAAATTATACCATAGGGTAATCTGTTAGAAAACTTGCCGATAAAGTAAAAGAGAACAAGACCAGCTTTGTGAGCCTTATGGCGGCGCAGGTCGGGCCTTACGGGGTCGCTGAACTATTTTGGGAATGCAAAAAACTGCGGCCCCTGATAACTAAGGAGACATCGTGCCAGATATTAGTCTTTTGGAACCTTTGGTTCTATTGGGCGTCGTAGAGAAGCTGCCTAGCCCACAGAATATGATTATGCTAAACAGCACTCCAAAGCGTCAGGTACCAACACAGACCGTTTCATGGGATATCATTCGTGGATCTCGTCAGATGGCAAAGCCAAACGTACCGAACTCTGAAGCCCACATCGTTGGTCGTCTAGGCCGCGAGCAGGCATCTGCCAGTTTGCTATACGTTCGTGAGAAGAAGGTTTTCGAGCCTACTACTCTAATGTGGCTTCGTGAGGTTGGTACTGTTAACGGTAAGATCAACGCCGAGCGCGAGATTGTTCGTGAGCTTACTGACCTTAACGCCCGTATTGATGCTTTTGTAGAGTACACACTATGGAAGGCACTTGGTGGAAACCTTGTGCTAGACTTCCCAGACGTACAGGCAAACATTGACTACAAGTTCCCAGCCGACCACAAGGTTACCGCTGCTGTTTCTTGGGCCACTGCTACACCAGTACAGATCGTAGATAACGTTACAGCCTGGAAGAAGCTTATTCTTAACCACGGCCGAGTAGCTGCTAACAAGGCATACGCTACTCAAGCTACTCTAGATCGTATTATTCACTCATTCGTAGCTAATGGATCAACTCCTGGCTACCTACTATCTGATAGAATGCGTGACAGCTACTACAGCACTGGAACAATCCCTGGATTCCTTGGAATGGACTGGTCTCCTGTAGAGCACGTATACGAGGCAGATAACGGTGACGAAGTTGGTTATCTATCAGATGATACACTTATCATTGGTAACTTTGACGCTAACCGTCCTGTAGAGCTTCTAGAAGGACCTACAGCAGACTTCAGCGCACCTAACAACTTCATTGGACGTTACACCAAGAGCTGGTTCGAGCCAGATCCTTCAGGTCGTCAGGTACTAATTGAGTACAACTTCCTACCGATCGTTACTCGTCCAGAGCAGTTCGTGATCGCAGACCTCACCCCCTGAAGTTGATTAATTGTTCTTGGTAGTGTAAAATAGACTAGTAGCCTTCGGGTTGCTAGTCTATTTTATT